CGCCGGTTTTCAAGACCGGAAAAAATTCATTTATTATCATGTGGTTATAATAAATAGAAAGAATACTACTTTATTTCAACATTCAGCAAAAACAAAAAGTTAGCTCCTATCAAACAAACAATATTCTTTCCAGTTAGGCATATCCACTTGACTACACTTACACAACCATCGAATAATAAACTGTACAAAAAAACAGTATCGGATAACTATATGACCAGTAAAGATTCCAACGTCAGCAGCGTTCCTGAACTGACAGATTTTGAAGTGAGCTATTCACTTCTCACGAACGAGGTCTATCTATCCACCTCATTTACAGATAACATGGACTGTATACCAAACTGGCCCTTACAAGAATTTCCGGATCAACTAATATGCATCTCTCGAGCAAAAGCTGTTGCCCTAATCGAAGAACTCCAGAAGGCCATCAACTATATGGATGCAGGAATAGATCGAAGTTCAGGTAGTCTTCTCCAGTAGCTGACGCGTTTTATAATAATTTGATATATATCGTTCAATATTAGTGAGTATTTATAATGGGTGAATTTAGTAATCTTTTAAATAGCATCCCTGGATGGTTATCCTCCTCCCTCACGGCCCTAGTTGGCACTCTTATTGGCGGATGGTTTACCCTAAAAGGAGTTACCCAACAAGCTAAGCTTTCTAAAGTAGAGACAGAAAGAGAATCCCTTGAATTGCAGCTTTCGGTATTAAAAGGAGTTAAGGGAGAAGTTTTCACCCTAATCAATTTATATAACAAAAGGATGAAAACACACGTTGATAATATCAAACCCGGACAGATGTTAATTCTCACGTTCCCTGTAGGGGATGATAATTTCACATTCTATGAGCAAAATGCGAATGTTATTGCAAAACTAAATGATTCTGCAAGAGACTCAATAATTAATATTTACACATATTCACGTTCATTAATACAATCATTTAAAGGAAACAACAAGCTCATTGAGGATTATGAAAAAATCCTTATTGGTATGGCTGACAATAACAATGATAAAACCATGTATAAGAGATTACATGATGCAAAAATAGATGTAATGGTAGATTATGCTCAAGGGATAAAAAATATTGATGCAGAACTTAGAGATGCAGTCAATAAGGGATTTAACATTATTGACCAAGAAGTAAAGTCACTACAAATGAAATTAAACAAATTAGCTTCATAGAAAGGCTCCACTCCCTGATCAAGATTTTTACAAGCTTATCAGCTAGCCGCAGCACGTTACATACGGTATGTCTGCGGTTTCATTTTCTCCTGCAGGAAACTTTCTGTACAGCGTCGACAGCCCCACATCATAAATAATCGCTACCTGCCGCCGCGGTACTCCTGCCCGAGCTGTGCCCATAGCTCCAAGGTGAGCTTTGGACGCCTGCCACCAATTCGCCCCTGCTCCCTTGCCGCTGCCAGCCCGGCGCGGGTTCTTTCCACAATCAGTTCCCTCTCCATGGTAAACCGGGTGGATACCTCAAATTCTGACTGGCCGGATAAGCCAGCCAGTCAGTAGTCGTTACCGTGACAATTTAATTATCCATATATCACAAAATCACTTGCTTACGCGGTAATTAATCCATTTGGTTAATAAAAAGTTATTTCGTTTACCAGCATATTTTACCCAATGGTAGTTCTGGTATTGATATACCTGCCGGCCAGATTTTACACCACGGAAACGAAATACCCTGGAATCCTTTATTACCGCTTTCAGTGGCCATTACAGATGAAGAAAATGTTATGGCTGATATAGCAAAAACCAGCGCTAACAATACACTGTTAAGTTTATTCATAATATCACTCACATAATTGGTAGCTATGCTTCATCCTTAACTTTTACCGCAATCCTTTTATCAGGATAAAGCAGAAAAGAAAGTTTTCCTTGAATATCTCTTGATTGTTAAGTAAATATTTAGTTTAAAAGTAAATAATAAGTACAGTATTTTTTCTTTTCTAAAGGAAATTTACTTATATCTTAGTGACTTCGTACAGATACCTGAACCGAATTAACACCTAAAAACTAGCAAGTCAGTAGTAGTCGTTACCGTGGTAATTCAGGCCACCTGATTTCCGTGAAGGTGGCCGAGTCTTTCACGCCGCTCAAATCCAGCGTTTTAAGCGCCCTGATATACGCCATCCATTTAGTCAGGCTGGCCTTATCGTCGTCACTGATTTCACCCAACACCAGTTCGGTTCGCCAGTCGGCAATGGCGCTGTTAGCGGCATCCAGTAGTTTCTGTCGGGTGACGACTGGCGTGCATATTACACTGTAGCTTTGCAATCGTCAGCATACGATCTGCTGATCAACATGCGATGTTACATCACAATAGTGGCCCATACGATCTATAAACACGGTTACAGTCAGTACTGACTAAACTGCAGGCAGCCTACCAAAGCACATTCTTGCATACAACATGGCAGCGGTAATCCATCCCACCGGATTGTCTTCAAGCTCCCCCAGGATGTACCTCACTAATAATATGAGTAATAACTCCGAATACTGACGGTATGATAAACTACTGGTAGCTTTTTCATTTACACGTTATCTATAAAAAACAGAATAAATTCAACCAAAAATTTAATTATGTTAAGCAATGTTGATACATTTTGGTAAACAAATTATAAATACCTCTCTTTTTTCTATTGACGAAATGCATTCCTGTTTTAGGATGCAATAAATATCCGAACTAAAATCAAGTGTAACACAGCTATTTATTTAATTTACCCCTACTCAAAATGAATGAGATAAAAATGACAAGTTATACATTTTCATATGACGAAGCTTTTAGTAGGAATATAGGATGGATAACAAAAGATGAACAGGAGTCATTACGTTATTCAAAAATAGCAATAGCTGGTATGGGCGGAGTCGGGGGATCATATCTTATGACACTGACAAGGCTAGGTGTTGGCTCTTTTCATATTGCTGATTTTGATCTTTTTGAACCTCCAAATTTCAATCGGCAAATCGGGGCAAGAGTTTCATCATTAGGTCAAACAAAAATTAGCACACTAGCTTCTATGGCTTATGATATTAATCCCGAGCTCAAATTAATCAGCTTTACAGAGGGAGTACAAGTTAGAAACTTAGATGAATTTCTTGAAGGAGTTGACATTTATATTGATGGCTTAGATTTTTTTGCCCTTGATATTCGCCGTAAAATATTTATGCGATGCAAAGAAAAGAAAATCCCAGCAATTACAGTCGCCCCGATTGGAATGGGGGCTGCCTTTCTTATCTTTAGCCCTGAAGGGATGAGTTTTGAAGATTATTTCCGAATGGAAAACCAGCCACCCAAGTCTCAGATAATCCGCTTTCTACTTGGTCTAGCACCGGCAGGTTTGCATAGACCATATTTTATAGATAAAACATCCTTTAATATCACTCACCAACGAGTCCCATCCACAGGATTATCTTGCGAACTATGTGCTGGCATTGCAACAGCGCAGGTAATCAAACTACTTCTTAACAGAGGCCCTGTATATTCTGCCCCATGGTATCAACATTTTGATGCGTATACGTGTCGCTTTGTTAGGGGAAAACTTCGTTTTGGTAACAATGGTCTTTTTCAGCGCATCAGAATAGCTCTCGCTGAAAATAAATATTTATTAGATTGAAATCTCAACAAGCATGATAGTTACCTGGAGGAGAAATGAAAAGTAGAAAAGAATTAACTTTAACATCACATAATACTAATAGACAATTACGCTTACTTACGGAACTAAGTGAAAGATTTACTCATTTAGTCGCAGATACAGATACTTTACGACAGGAGTGCTTCAAATTACGATATAAAGTATATTGTGAAGAAAATGACTGGCTACAGAAAGAAAATTCATATGGTTTATTAAAAATAGAAAAAGACATATATGATAACTATTCAGTTCATGGATTGCTCATTCATAAACAAACGGGACTGTTTGCGGGTACAGTTCGTATAATATTAAATAAGACTACGACATCAAGTAATATGTTGCCAATTTATCTACTATGCAAAAAAAATAAACTCACCCTGCCAGATTTAGTCCCCATTGAGAATATAGGTGAAGTTTCAAGGTTTTGCATCCCAAAAAGTTATAGAAATATCATTTTAAGGTATGAAAATCAGACCACAAAAAATTACAGCCATGTTTCACACTCTGTTTCAGATATAATGACAATAAATTTAATTAAGTTATTATTAAATTTAGCAAAAGAAAATAACATCCTACAGTGGGTTGCAGAGATGGCACCCAGCCTAATCATACACCTCGAAAAGCTTGGTATATATTTTGATAAAGTTGGCCACTTGATAAATTACTATGGCATGCGGCAAATTTGTTATAAAAAACTCGATGAGTTGATTATAAGAATTAACATTGAGCGCCCAGATATTTGGAATCTAATCGCTAAAAATAGTTGATAAAAAATAGAGGCTATCATAATGAGTACTCACTTAGACAAAATTAAAAAAGCTTACAACTCGCCTCCTTGGTGGTATGATATTCGCGGTTTTTTCATTTTGATTTTCTCTTATCGAAGTAGCCTGAGAGAACAGATACGCTTTTTTGGAATAAATATGGGTAATAAACATTTAGAAGTTGCTATTGGATCTGGCACCCTAACTTGTTTAGAACTTTTCTGGCGAAGAATTAATAAGTTACCGAATATTGAGATCATTGGTGTTGATTATGCTATACCTATGCTAAATGGGGCAATAAAACGGTTTCGTAAAAACCCTAACGTAAAGCTTCATCACACAGATGTGGCAAAAATGCCTTTCAAAGATAATGAATTCAATACAGTGAATGTAGCCAACGCAATGCACTGTTTTCCTGATATTGATATGGCTTTACTTGAGATATGGAGAGTAACCAAACCAAGAGGTACATTAGCAGCTAATATTTTATTATACCCAAGCACCGGTTCGTATACTTTAAAGAAATTGGCGGAATTTATTAACACTTGGGGTATGCGTAAGGGTATTCTATACTCTCCCTATAAAAAGCAAGATATACGTCAGCGAATAATTCAAGCTGGATGGGTTATAGAGTATGAGAGGGTAAAAGGAAATACATATAATGTACTTGCCCGAAAAATAAAATGATCCAATATGTAAACCTTACACAGCTAAAATCACAATACTGATGATTAGCCATAAACAAGTTTCTCACTCACTATAAACACTTATCAAATTTAATATCTATCAGTGATTAAACCATAAACCGATACGGTTATCGATAGCCTATCAGTGAAATAATGATCATAGCAACTGAGGCTATTCTTTTCCAGCGCTAATGATACTACTATAGACTAAAAACTGGTTATCCAGGCTAGCAAATTTTATTAGCGCCAGCCTGATTTTTCACAACTTCATATTACTGGCTTACAGGCACATCAGGCCAGTCAGGATTTGAGGTATCCACCCGGTTTACCATGACGCTGTAGAGTTCCCATGCCTCCAGCCGCTTTATTTCCTCATCTGTAGCAATGTTCAATTTTACCGCCCGCACCAGTGGCGCAATGGCTGATTCAGCCTCAGCAAGAAGTTCCGCTTTTCTGGCTTCAGCCTGTGCAACCAGCTCTTCAGGTGTATATTCGCGATGCTCAACCAGTACCGGGCCTCCTTTCCTGTGCTCAATATATTTTCCGTCCACCTGACCCTGCATAAGTTCATGGTAATGTTCATCAGTCAGAGGAATTAGATCAGTCGGGCAATCTCCCGATTCGGTATCCGGCTTGTAGAAAAAACCTTTCTCTTTAAAGCTGTAATAATAATCGCTCATTGATACTTATCTCCCGATCGCAAACCAGGCTACAGGATAGCCATTTACGACATTTCCGTCTGATGATGCTTTAGTCGCGGCAAAAAACTGGCTTTTACTCACCGGGTATCCAAACGCATTATCCACTGAACCTCCCTGCTGATTAGTGTTGGTGACAAATACAGCAAAGCAGGATGTCGGAAACTCTCGCGGGAAATTGTAGGTTCCGTTTGAGCTACCAAGTGTCCCCCATTGCATTATAAACCCGGTGCTTTCGTCACGAACCCAGCCATAATCACCGAGGCTGGCAGTATTTTTACGGTTGTAATTATTAATAAGGAAGTCATTCAGCCAGCCACCCCACACATCACCATATAAATTACCATCAGGACCAACACGGCTTTTACCGCTCAATAAAATTTCTGTAGCTGTAATCCTGCCCGGCGCGCGAAATTCTCCGGTTGCAACATCAAATACCCATATTTTATCGTTAACATCAAAGTCTGTTTTCGCGTGAATTGCAATTTGTGGGAAATTAGTATTCCCACTAGTTAATATTCCGAAAGAGGCGGCTACAGGATAGCCAGACTCCAGTGAGACCTTTCCTTTCAGGAGCGGGAAAAAATTATTATCATTATTCTGACGGTGAACCATTGGTACACTAAACGGTGCTTCACTGCTTAACTGACCAGAAAATCCCCCCGCCCCCTCCGGCCAGTTATTATCAACAAGAGCCTGAAAATTTTTAGTCAGCATCTTTTTACTGTGCTGCAATTCATTTTCATTAAAATATCCTGCCAGCACGTTGTTAGCCATAAATGCCAGATTACCGTCGCCGTTCCCTTTGAGCCCGGTATCGTTATCACCGATAGCGATGGAACTACCGCCCAGTGTGTTATTAGTATTCACGCCGAAGGAAGATGTCTGTGGCAGGGTTAACTTCCCGTTCATCTCATCGCCAGTTTTCTGGACTGCGCCAGCAGCTTGCTTTGCTGTTTCTCCTAAACCAAGGTTTGCGAGACCGTTTTTTGACGTTAATACAGGAGTCCATTTTGCTGATTGCGGCGGACTACCAACATTTGCATCTTGTAAGGATTGATAAGATTCACCGTTATATGTGCAGATCGAACCGAGATGATATTCCTGCTGTGCATGCCACTCTGGAACCCCCATTTGGTGCTGATACGCAATGAACTGACTCATTGCATACATTGCCGCATTGAAGTCCTCAAGCGAGGGGTGTTCGGAAGCGCCAACAATGCCCCATCCGCGAAGGAATGATGCCGTAATTTGCGAGGTCAGGTCGTCTGCCTGATTTGTTCCCCCAAACACAGTTCTTTCCATTCCCTGTGCATCAGAGGCAAAAGCCCGAACATTTCCCTGATATCGTGCAATCTTAGACATGGATTTTCCTCGAAAAAAAACCGCCCTGGTAGGCGGTATTAAACTTGCTGGCGAATCCTCTGGCCGAAGGGTTTCGCGAGAAACCGAATGTCAGACCAGGAGTCACCTGATAAAAATAATCGTATCGAACACCCGCAGGTTTCTGCAGCAGGCCAAGCTTCACAATCAGGCGTAACTCTTCAACTGATACCCGCGGCGAAACGTTCAGCGCAAGCGTCATGTCTTTTCTGTCGGTCACGTAAGCTTCGCCGTTGAATGCCGTCTGTATAACATCCTGCAGGCTGACTCGATCGTCTGACGCTATCGTTGCGCCAGCGGCGTTTCGCGCAATTTTGACCCGGAGGAACCTGCGATACTCATTGTCAGCCAGTTGGTAGTCACCATATGCCGGGGAAAACTTGCTGTAGAAAGGTGCTCCGACATACGCGGCATTAGATTTACTGTCGAAGCCCGCGGTATTCAGATGTCCTTCAAACCCGAAAAATACACGTGCAATAACGGCCGGCACACTGCGGGGAAGGCCGACTATCCGGCCAATAACATCAAGCCGGTATCCGGTAACCCGGTCGAGATCAAAGTTATCTGGGTTACGAATAAAATCGGCGATGATTTGCCAGTGCCTGAGCATGGCCTGTATCTCTGACCTTGCATTTTTCTTTTCCCAATATTGCTTGATGAGCATTAGCGTGTAGCGGTTAATGATGTCGTCATTCACTGGACCACCTCGTTAACGTCTATATTTTCCACACTCAACGTGAACTTTCCCTGAAAGCCTGGCGATAACTCAGCATCGGTGTAATCTGCCCCATTACTGCTAATTTGCAGATTGGTCAGCACAAAATTTACCCGTCCTACCCCATACCCATTCTCATAAAATTCATTGGCATCCACAGACTCACCAATATGCATGGTGCGTGATGCAAGAGATTTTTTGAGAGCATCGATGTCTATCGGTTCGCTTTGGATCTTCCGACGGGCATTAAGCCTGATATGAAGCGGCCTATAGATGGGCCGATCAAACTGAAGTTCATGGGCTATAAGAAATGAGGTGCCGTCAGGCCGAATCAGGGTCTCGGTAAAACGCCCGGTTATGCTGCCTTTCGTTCCCGTTCCACCGCCTTTCTGTTTAACCATTACCTCCACAATTTCTGAAATTGCTCCCCCCTCAACGACCAGCCATATTGAATTGGCTGGGATCCCCGTCGTTGGATTATCAATTTTTGTGTCGTTCTCGCCGATATTCAGATCAATTACACCTGTCAGTTGAGCAACTTTGGCGAAAACCGCACCAGTGCTACCTGTTGCCGGGTTCTCAAGCGACCGGTTCCGGCGTTGCCTGAATTCTTCAGGCGTTTCTTCATCCCGACCGACCACAACCGCGGAATCAGAGATAATGCTCACAATCCCTGGTTCTGGTGTGAGTTGAGTGAAGGTGTCGTTCACAAGCCCAGTAACTTTCCCAAAGTTTTGAGCAAAAAAGGTGGCTGTTGTGACGCCCGCCGGAACGGTCACGTCCTGTCGGATAGCCCAGACCTGATTTGCCTGGTCCCGTATCTTGTACCCGCTATAGAGAAGCACCGGCCTGTCTGTTGTGACTTTAAGGTCTCGCTGAGACCGGGAGCCGGGGCGAAGGAAAAGCCCGTGAAGTTTGGCGATAATCTGCTGCATATCACCAGTATTAAAATCGGGGTCCACTTGGGAATAAAGCCATTGAAGTGCGGCTTCAATATCTGCCCGAGCCTGAGCTTCGATTGCCACGCGTTGACCGTCGGGAGATTCCTGGTCTAAATCGATATCCTGACCATAAATTCCCTTATATCCGTCGCTCAGTTCCTGAAATAACTCCCGGAGAGTGTTTGTCTCAAGGCCATTGTCGCTAAACTGTAGTGCCATTCTTCAACGCTCCGTTGACCGGGAAGGTGATCGTCTGCTGGTCATAGACGGTTTCAATGCTGAGTTCGATTTTTTGTGACCGGGTGGCCTTATTGACCTCCATCGCCAGGGCGGTAATGCGCATAACCCCATCCGTCGCCAGCGTCACGCGCTCTATCTCCCGCAGAATCTCTTGTTCGGTATTTTTCTCTGATAACAGGTAAAGCCAGTCGATGTTGTCATCCATGTTGAGAGGATTATCGTTTTTGAACGAGCGGATCCGGCATTTGGCTTTCTGCGCGATAGCAGCACCGCCGGTTATATAGTTTGCCTTCCCGCGCCCAAATCCCCAGTCGTCATTTTTATCAAGTGCTGAAACAATCATGAGATCTCCGTGACAATACCGTTGGTAACTGTGATTGTTTTCCCGTCATCGCTTCGAAATGAACCAGACACCCCAGACTTACCGCCTGTCTTTACCTGTGAATATTGCAGTACATTTAGAACATCGCATTCTTCCAGAGTCGTCTTCCCCTCTTCCTGGGTAATATTCCCTGTGAGTTTTAAATCACCCTCATGGTCAGTATCCCCCTTCATCATCCTGTTCTTCTTAGGGATAGTGATCGCGGTAGCCTGTGGGTTAACCCCACACAGAGCGAAGCCATCTGAATAATCGTGCATACGCATTTCAAGTGGTGAAACAAAGTCGCTACCCGCATACCAGGCGTCATAACAACGCTCAGAGATAAGGACGAGGCAATAGCCACCAGCCGAAATTGGTTCGGCGATATAACTATCACCGCCTTGCAAAATTACCGGGGGGACTTCAATGAACTCTGGGAGTTGCTTGCTGCTTCCTTTCACAACCCGATTGATAACGGGGACACAACTGATTGTTTTGTCATTTACAGACGTTATTTTTGCGACAACAATGGTGTGAACATCGGCCAGAGCGAATTCAACACCAAGGCTGATAGTGTCGTGAAGTTCTTCAACCATATTTTTTCTCTGGGATGAATTATGAAAAAATTAGTTTTTATTTTGGGATTAGTCACTGCAACGGCATCACATGCAGGACCTTTTGCAGACGTTGCTAAAGCGAAGTTTGAGAGCGAGATGATGCAGGCGATACAACTCACTGATATGAGTGATACGGAAAAATCAAAAGCAATATCACGACTTCCTGCCGCTCAAAAAACACTTCGTGAAGTTGTTCGTGACGGTTTGGACGATAAAAAATCTTGCCTCAAAATAAAAAAAGACTTCGTTAATGAACAAAAGAAAATTATGAGCACCGAAAAAATAGATGATAGAGACTTTGCGGCTACATCTTTAACGGCTATGGGCGATTATATCGCTACAGTTTGTCTCGATATGAAATAGTCACTTGATTACCACGTAATTCCCTGCTGGCTGACAGACGACCTTCTGATACCAAGCCGCCCCGTTGTTCTGCCCACTGGTTTCAACTTGGTATATCTTATAAACCCCGTTTAGCGCGGGGTTCGTGACACTCTCTATTGCACAAAGGCCGCCAATTACCAGCATAGGATTCAGTTTCGTATCGAATACTATCTGCCCTTTCGATTGAGGGGCTAGCGTGCTTGAGTCAACCTTTTCTTTATTACTCCCCCCCGGATCAGTCTCCGGGTCGTTAGTAGGCTTTTGCCCCTTCTGGCCGCCGTCATCCTGCGCGCTAATCTTCGTGGCTTGCGGGGTGTTTAGCAGACCACTACGAGCGTTAACCACTGGGATATTTCCCGAAGTTACTTCATTCGCTTTCAGGATATGCACCCGTTCATCTTTGATGAAAAAGCTCTCATCTGGTGACAACATATCAGTAAGAATTTTACTGGAGCTTCCCACTAGAACCTTCGGCCTGATAAGAGCCTGTTGCTTCGTCACAGAGCCTTTCTTCGTGTTCGGCATGTCCTGCAAGACAGAATCGACGACCTGATCTTTCCCGCGTACCGTGCGCGATGTGAAGGCGTTGATATAGTCGTGGCCACCGTCTTCACATTCCAGGCTGACGATGTGGATCGCACCCTCACGCTTAACTGCCCCACTTTTAACTGAACCCTGAAACACCTGACGCAGCTTGCCGTCGTAACCAACCTCCAGCCTTACCGGGATGTACTTCTCTTCATCTTCAGACTTGAGCAATTGCAGACGCGAGGAGGGCTTTAAACCGTTGATGGACACACTCAACTTACCCAGAGACTTTTTACTTACCGATTCAAGCGCTTTAAATGAAATAGTTATCGGTGGCTGAATAATCACAGCCTGGTTACCGATCCCAACCGTCAGACGATAGTCACGATAAAAAGTTTCCATTACGGTACGTCTCCCCCGCGAATTTCAATCATTTCTTCCGGTGTTACCATGTAAAGCTCACATCGTCCGCTGGCGAAATCATCTGCGCGGTACGGGTCTATACCGGTGTTATCTGTAGCAAGCACCGCAATATCAAACGGCCAGTTTTTATGTCGAAAATGCAACGTTCCCAGCGACAACTTTACGCCATCAATATAATCGCCATTGTATTCCACGCGCATCTTCCACATTTCAACCGTTGGCAGGTGGCGAAGGATAACGACAGCCTCACCACGGTCAAAGATCAGAACGTGGCGCTGAATAGACTCGTCGGTAATGTTGGAGATCTGATTCATATTATCTCCCAAGTATTGCGGTAAAGACTGATTTAGATTTTCCACTACCACTTTTTGAATTATCTGCCGGAGTCTGTGCCCCCTTATTAGCAACGCCCGCCGTTTTTGATTTAGCAGCTACCGAGGGGGATTTGAAGTGCTGCTCTATCGGTGCGGCAGTCAGTTGCGTGAAGGTGATTTTTGTAAAATTGACCTCAAACTTAGTTTCCTTAGTCTGATTGTCGGTGCTGATGATCAGGCCGCTTAATGCCATATTTTCATGGGTGCGATAATCCACCTCCACGGAAATAAGCTGCTTGCCGTAGTAGACCCCCTCAAGGAAGTCGAGAAATTGCTCACGTATACCTTTTGCGCCACCAATAGACGGGTTGCCCACCAGCCCAAACAGGTCGGCGCCTTTATCAGCCAGGCGTTTTGCCTTTAAGATGGCCTGCTCTGCGCGGTCGGCAATCTCATTCATTTTCTGCAACTGCTGCTGCGTCTTTGTGGGGATGTACTCCAGCACCTCGCCATACTTCGAATAATCTGGCGTCAGGCTAAAAGAAGAGTTTGGTTTCGCATCGACATAGATATCGGCAACAACACCGCTGATTTTTATCATCAGAGGGCCGTTGATAATATCGTCAGACGCGTTACTACCGTCCTCCAGCACGTCTACCGGAACCTGGGATGGGTATTCAGTAGCGTCGCTCACTCGGGCAAACATTGAGAATCCGCCGATCCCTACCTTTTTAACAGTATCTTTGCCAGAAGATTGCGCCTGCATGAGGCCGTCTAGAATCCCCATTACCGACCTCCTCTGCCACTCAACCGGTTGGCATCCTTCATGTTTTGTTGCAGGCTATCTGCCGCAGTATTCCCGGCGACAACCGGATCGGATGTGTTGATGTGAATCGTGTTCTGCTGGCTGACGCTTGAATTGCTTGTCACGCCACCACCAGCGATCCCCACCGCAGCATTCATGCCATAAGGGATACCATCTGGACTCATGCCGCCGTTACCGCCGCCGGTTACTCCCTGCTGCTGTTCATCCTCACCGAACCCGAAGAATGACTTTGTCGCATTCCAGGCATTTGAAGCAGCGTTGTTGATAATATTGCTGATGTATTCCCCCAGCCCAGCAAAGATGTTTTTCGCCCAGTCAATAAAAACCGTGAACGGTTTTTTCATCAGTTCAACGCCGTTATCGAAGATTTTAACCACATCCCCCCATGCACCTTCAAAATCTCCCGTGACTAACTTCCATAGTGCTGAGAACATCAGCTTCGTGTTTTCGATGGCAGTAGTGAATACATCAACGACAAACGCGCCGGCATCGCCAAACACGTATTTAATCGCATCACCAACGACACCAAATGCACCAGTGATAAACGCTATAAGAGAATCAAAGACATTCTGCGCATCCTTCATCGCATCCTGAAAATCCCCCGTAAACGCACCTGTGATGAGATGCCACACCATCCTGAACATTGAGGCAATCGCATCAGCAAGCGGTTTAAACACGCCAATGGCGTAGTTTATGAAGTCCATGAGCGACGCTTTCGCCTCTTTCAGTGCGGGAACAATATCTATTCCCCAGTTATCTTTGAAGAAATCAGCAATAACGCTTTGGCCACCTTCCATAGCCGTCAGCAAATCATCGATAACAAGAACGACTGCGACAATGGCGGCAGTGATCAGTACGACAGGAGAGAATATGGTTGCCAGCACCGTTCTAAGTCCTATAGCTGCAATTTTCCAGGCTACAAATCCGGTAGTAATAAGACCAATAATCGGCAGGAAGCGGCGGATCATACCCATGACGGAGAAAATAATTTCACCAAGATGAGCCAACCCGTTTTTAATGAGATCCTTGTTAGCAATGAGAAAGTCCGTAAACCCATCCACCAGGTCTTTCAGCACTGGCACAAATCCGACGGCAACCTGAAATTTGATACCATCAAAACCTTTCCCCAGCGTAGTCAGAGAATCGTTGTAGGCTGCAAACTGATCGGCCTGGTCTTGCGTCACAACACCAAGCGCCTCAGCCTTGTTCTGCAACGAAGATATTTCTTCGCCTGTCATGGATAGCAACTGCACCATGGAACGGTCTATACCCATCTTATCCAGAACAGAAAACTTCTCTGCCTGGCTCATGCCGTGCAGTTTGTCGGCTAGTTCACGAAATATCACATCGGAATTTTTTACCTGCCCGTTCATATCCTTGAACTGAAGGCCCAGCCTTTCAGCAACGTCTTTTGCTTCCCCCTCTCCGGTGGAAACGAACTCCCCCACTCTTTTTGTCATCTCACCGAGCGAAGCCTGCAACGCATCAACACTTGAACCATTTACGGACGCCGCGTAACCCAGTGTCTGAACGGTCTCGATCGCCACGCCCGTTTCCCGGGAGAACTGGACCAGCGGATCAATAGACTGACTAATAGACGTCACCCAGCCAGCAACTCCAGCAGCCGAACCGGCGATAGCAGCCCCAAGACCGGCAAGCAGACCAATAGACGCTTTCAGATTCGCATTGAAGGTTTCCTGCGGAGCCAGATCACCGATAAAGCCGAATTTGGTAATAAGCTCGTTAACTATCGCCATTCCGCGCCTTCTCCATCTCGTAGTGTTGAATGTCTGCGCTGATATTCTCGAACTCAAGCATGTCAAACAGCTCTGGTGTGTCTAATTTAACAAGTTCGTGATAGGGGCCGTATCCGGCCTTTGACAGCGCCAGATACATGCTCATGTCGTCGCTTATGTTCGAGGATTTAACGTAAATTTCTGAACGTCTGGAGCTTCTGAACGTGAGTTCATATTGCTCCCGCCCATAAAAGGCAGGCTGATAACCTGAAGCGCTGTTGTGATTAGCATGACGTAATCACCAGGGTAGGATTCGAAGTGTTCCGGCTGCTTGGACAGTTGCACACCGTCAAACAGAACGTAATCGAACATCAGGCGTTCAATTTCCTCGAATCGCTCTGAGTCCAGAAACTCAAGAGACTGCCGCGATAATTCAGAGGCAATACCTGTGAAAAAGGCAAAAACCTTGCGGCGTTTTTTGTGCGTCATCGCTGCAAAGTCGTAGCGGTTGCCGTTGATTTCAGCAAAACCGTCATCGTAGACCGCCTTGATCATCTCGAGTGCTTTTTTCTGCTGTTCTTTAGACATATCTGGCCTTATACGTTACGCACGACATTGCGGTACTCAATGGTGTATTCCATCAGTGCGTTAACGTCCTGGTTGTTTTTGGTTTGCGTCGGTTGTGTGGTGATAGAACCGGCCTGTAGATCGTAGGTTTCCTTCAGTGCCGCGCCGTCGCGCACGAACGACTCTTTAACTGAGCCATTAAAGACAACGGGGATCGCGGCGTTACGCTGCTGGTTGAGCCAGATATCATCGTTAGAAAATTTCTGGACACGTATCACCATCACATGCACCCCGGCATCAACACGTCCGGAGATTGTGACGCCGTTATTCGCACTATTGGCGCGACTTGTAAGCGGATTGGATGGCGTCAGCGTGACGTAGTCCCCCGCAGCAATATCCGTGATGATTCGCCCATTAAGAACGATGGTCGCGGTATCTGCACTGATAACAATCTGAGACATTTACCGCTCCTTATTTATTGAAATTGATGATGATATCGGCACTGTGAACAGCACCAGCATTCTTCACTGCTACCTGAACAACCGGGGATTTGCGTTCCTGCCTGTCTGCAGTTGACTGGTCTTTCAGGTCACCGGCCAGCACGTAATACCCGTTTTGCTCGATATTTCGCAAAAACATATCCCGATCCCCGAAGAAGTCAGGCAGCGTCCAGGTACCCGGATTGAACACCCCGGCCTTCACAAACCCATGCGTTGTTTTTTCTACACAGTCCTCTAACTGATCAACGCCATAATAGGTTTGCGGGACTTTGGTCGGCGTGGTTTTAAGGAGATTGAAGGAATCCGTCTGCACTGCGTCAACGTAGGCCATCAGGTTATAGACGTTGTCCACAAAATCATTGGCACCGCTCGACAGCACACAGGGAACGTCTTTAATCGTGGTGTAGATGTCGAGACCTACGCGCTTCGCTTTGTCGATCTCCGTCTGCTCATAACTTTCAGCCGGCACGTTCATTGTTTTGAGGTGCAAAGTGATTGCGGTACGCTCTCCGTTGAAATTGACGGTGTGCGTGCGGGCCATATAACTGACACCAAATTTCCGGTTGCCTGCTTTGCTGTAGAGCATACGGAAATTACTCTGGCTGGCGAGTGTGACCGCCCATGCCGGATTAGATGGATCAACTTCCAGAGCTGCCGAACCGGTAAACGTCTCATACACGATCACCGCATTCGCTTTCGCCCATGAAGCGATTAATGGCACCTGCGCATCGAGAATCTTGTCGATGAAGGCCACGCCTTTTACGTTGACCTGTGCTTTGAGTTTACTGAGAGACTCCAGCTGCGTTTCAGGTGAAATCTTCACTAATGCGCTACCGTTAGTCTGTGATGCACCAGAACCCTCAGCAATAGCCAGCAGATCACCAATAAAAGAACCACCGGCGATCGCTTTCGAAAAACCAACCACAGAGTTAGCCCCTGTTGATTTGCTGGTGATAACTATACGGCTACCATCAAAAACAACCGATGCAACTGCTGGAGTGATCTTCGTCTGGATTTGGGCGATAACATCTGCCAGTGTCGCCGCCGTCATGCCATTAATTGCGGTCACATCGTGCTTCGTGCCGTCAATCTCAATACTGAATGACCAGTCAGACTTCTCGCGTAACGCTGGCAGTACGACTGCCTGAGAAATCTCACCGCCACGCAGTACACCGCTGGTCGCAGGCAGCGTTTCCCCGGCAGCGTTCCAGTAACCGACGATCAGCGTGCCGCCCGCGGATACCGGGTTAGGGCTGGTCCCGAAAAACACATTCGCAAAAGCTGCGGTGACCGAAGAAGCCCCCCAGTCCTGTTCGACAGCAGGTGCGCTTTTGTATGAACGCCAGCGTTCAGCGGTGCTCAATACCCCCGGCTGGCTGGTCAGAATCGCGCAGACGTTGATGTTATCGCGCGCCGCCGCCCGCCCCTCTTCGAGAAGCGTCACATTAATGACGTTATTAATTGATGCCGACATTTACTTGTCCTCTAAAAATTGAAACTGCGGCGTATCGATGCGCAGTGTCTGCACGTTCCGCGCAGGGGCATACTGAACATTGAAACTCAGGTGAACACGGTTGCCGTGGGACTGCCCCAGGAGTTGCCCCACATCGATGATGTTTGAGACGGCCATGATGGTGAGTGAATGTATTCGGCGCAGTTCGTTCGCGTGCTGGCTTTCACTCAGCATCAGGAAGCTTTCAGCATTGACGTAAGCCTTATCCCCGTAAAACTCCAGGACAATCGCGTGGCTCACCGAGGCGCTAAAGGTCATCACTTCCGCGTTACCATTAAAGCGCTGGCCCCGAGCCAGGACTGATTGCGGTAGTGAGCCGTTTACCACGATATAACTGGTGGAAAAGTCGGAGGCCTGCACGTTCCGTCGGTCGAACTTGATCAACTGCTCGTCGTAGTCCAGAAGGTCACGCACGAAACGCGCGACAGCTTTCAGATGGGGTTGTGTCATGGCGTTGGCACCAGTAGCGGGAGCCGGGTTTCCTCGGCGATGACAGCGCAGAATCCGTAATCCATAAAATCAGCCGGGGACACGACTTTGTAGTCCTTGCCTCCCTTCTCAATAAACTGACCGGTTTCAATTTTCAGCCGCGCATGAATCAGCAGATATTCTTTCGACCAGTCCAGGCTATCCAGCGTCAGATTCTCTTTGTTCGCACTTTGCACCACCGCCAGAATGTCCTGGCTGTTAACAGTCACGACCGGTTCAAAATCTACGGTGGTTTCAGTTCGGGTTTTGAGTTTTACAGGCTGTTCCCAGCCGATTAACGCGTCGCTCATATCAAGGTCTGATAAGTCGCTCACTTACGAACCTCCCATGTAATTGTTCCTCGCAATTGCCCTTTATCAATCAGGATCGCCGACGAGCCTTTTGCTTTTTTCGTTGCCTCTGTGATATCTGGCCACGTGCCATAGCCTGCTGTTTCAAAGGCTTTCACGCTGATATTTCGCGCCGTCGCGCCTATCAAATTTAAAGCGATGTCAGCATCCATACGCCCGGAGCCTACGGCCTCACAGGCCTTTTCGATAGACCGGTTAATTTCCGACTTTTTGAGGATGAAAGGAGCGCGAAGAAAGGAGCGTTCGGGAATGGTTATCTTGTGGGCCGCCGTAAAGCCGCTAACCGGTCCCATGAAGGTCTTGCGGGTAAAAGTAGCTTTTCCACCGGTTGCCATATACCCCGTCCCGCCAGGGTGATCGATTTCAGCACCGAACTCGTGAACCGCCCCGATCTCAATTATCGATGTTCCGTCATCGTGGGTTTTATTTCCCACCTTTCCCGCTGGCAAACCTACTGCAACGTAATGCGTTTTCATCGCCTGCAGGTTCTTCAGGTATTCGGTGGTAAGCTTTAGCGTTTCTTCCGGAGTCATAAAAAATACTCCCTGTTAACTACCGTATCGCCAGCACATGCACACCAACCAGCTTACGAAGCCTCAGATACTCCTGGCCGAATGAGCTTGAGCCGTACCCGTCATGGCTGGACCCAAACCCGGCATCGGGCGCAGAGTAGCCCAGAGACACGCCTGCAACGGATCGGCTGGTGATTGTCTGTAGGGGTTTCCCGTTACTACTTCCAGAGGGAGTGAGCGCGCCAGCCGCATACAGCAGATGCGCCGCTAAAGCATGAAGCCCTTGCTCGTAGAGCTTGTTCCACACCTTGCGGCTCATCTGGTTAGCTGCATCCTGTAGCGCCCCCTCTATGCGTGCAGGGGCAACACTGGCGAACTCGGGGTAACGAACGGTGAATTCCATGCTACCCCCTGTGATTACTCTGCCGGAGAGGATTTGTAATCCACGTACACCGCGGACTGCGGCTGTTTCCACATCGCGCCACAGAAGGCAGAACGATAGCCACACTCATATGTCAGCAGATCACGCTGTCGTGCCGCCAGCAGCTCCGGCATATGCACTTCCATTTCGACGTAATCGGCTTCGTATGTGTAGATGGCCAGGCGGGTTTTACCCGATTTGATACCTACCGCGTAATTGCTCGGGACTTTCACGAAAGTAATATTGAAGGACTCATTACCAGAAGCCTTACGCAGCGCCGCCATAATGCGATCCATTGCCGCAATCGGCAGCAGGTCAGTACCCACAACGATCGGGTTAGGGTCGAACTTCTGCATGGCGAGCATAAAGTCGCTGGCGTCCATGGCGATATGCGTAGGCTGAATACGATAACTGGATTTGCGCCAGGCCACGTTGTAAGCATCCAGCACAAGCTTCACGAATTCATCAGAGGTCATTTCGGCGATGGTTTTGCCTGAAGCATCGATGACAACCTGAACCTTCGCGCCTGTCAGCAACCCTTCCTGCCCTTTAACGCCGCGATGGCCGACGTAACCGGCATACTGAATGGTAGCGAGGGCGTTGGCATACAAATCATCCTGCTTTTTGGTCTGCAGGTTGATGTTCAGACGTGCGATCTTCTCCAGTTCCTGCTGAGTCCAGGTTGCGGCTTTAGCCCACTGGCCAACAGGCGCTTTCAGCCATTCGATATCACTATCAATGGTTTTCAGGCTGTTGGTTTTGTTACCAATGATGCCGTCTTTCACCGAGCCGACCACTTCGGACACGCCGAAATCCACATATTCCAGGGAGAAATCGAGGCCTTCTTTGACCGGGAGAGCCTCGCCGATATTAATCTCCGGCAGTTCTTTTTCCTGCAACTCCATGTCACGCTCAGTGAGTGCTTCCTGCAGCACTTCTTCGAAATCTGCTGATTCCATAGGCATTGGTTATGCTCCTTCCGTCTGCTGAACTGCCTGTTGTACGTAGCCCAAGGTGATAGCCACGCAGTTATTACCCGCGATCACATCTTCCACCCAGTAACCCAAATCAATATTGCCGGCTGCTTCTGTCGTCACCTTTCCGGCATCGGCACCCGTCGCCACGATGTAAGCCGCCGCGCCACGAGTAAAATCAGCGTCATCGACTGTCAGCGCGCCAACACAATCGCCGTGGGAAAAATGCCCGACGTTGACCTGCTTGTTGTGCGGTGCACCATCACCGTAGATATCACGCACCACAATCCCATGAATGCGTTTGCCAGCTGCGAGAGGCATCACGCCGCCGTCCGGGTTGACGGCTACAAACGTGCCGTAGGGCAATTTCGTTTCGGTCAGGTTCTCTTCACCCCAGACTTTGTCGTTTGAGCTGGAGGCACGTTTAATTGAACCCGGTTTAATAGTGCCGTTAGCACTATCCCAGTCAGTAAATCCGAAAGTCATAGTTATTTACCCCCAAGGCGTTGAGTTGCGGTTTTAGTGCTTTTATTCGCGGAGTCGTTAAACAGATGAGCACCGATTTCACTGCGTGGCTTCGAGGTGGCCTGAATGGCTGCATAAGCCGCGCGGACTTCGCTGTCAGTCATTACTTTGACCTCAGCATCGTTAAATGCTTTAGTGCTCACCAGTACGGCGGCGCGCACGTCACGCGCTGATTTGGCATCATTGAAGCTGACTTTAGGGAAACGGGCTTTCGCGTCTGCCAGCGTGGTGCTGGTTTCATTGCCGGATTTCAGCTGTTCCAGTTCTTCTTCCAGCGTTTTAATTTTCGCTTTCAGATCAGCGTTTTCGGTTTCCAGCGCAGTGATTTTCGCATCCTTGTCGTCACCACCAGCGGCAGGATCTTCATCGTTCGGCGATGGTGCCCCCGTCATGCCTTCCAGTTGAGTTTTAAGGTCAGCGAGTTGCGCCAGCACTTCCTGAGCCTTTGCCGTCGCCTCGTCAGTCCCTTGCCCCTGGAGTTCTTCCAGTGCTTTTTCCAGCGCGGCGATCATGCCGACCAGTTCGTCAGGAGTTAGCGCTGCACCGTCCGCATCCTTCAGTTTTTTGCCCTTCAGGAAACTCAGGGCGTCAGTTAATGTTTTGAACATCGGCTTACCTTTTTTATCGTTTAACTTACACTGAGGCCCGTAGCGCCCCTCTGCCACGCCCGCGACGTGATTGCCGCGAATGTTGATGTGGTAAAACTTCCCGCCTCTTTCCTCGAGTTCAGCAGGTTCATATCCAACGGATACTTCACGTATCCCCGTTTCTTCCAGCGTCTTAATTGCAACGGCATCCGTCAGATAAACGTCGCAGATCACCTCGCCGCCCTCGATACGGGTATTGGCGATATGCCCGGATGCTTTGTCTTTGTGGTCAGTGGCGGTGACTTCCCCGTCGTCGGGGTGCGTTATGGTGAACGGGAGGCCATTGAATGAAGCGAGTGTTTCAGGTTTTGATAATTCGTCGAGAGTGCGGACAACAGTGATTTTTTTGTTGGCATCGCTGCCAGTGAGCCCCAGCTCGTGACCGTAATATTCAATCGGTCCGGCGCGGGTGATCGTCGCAGTGGTAATCACATACCCCTGCGGTGTTCGTTTCCATTTCATTGATTAATCCCATGAGACGTAAGGGAGAGCCAGGCACCGGCATTGATAGTCTTCTCCTGGCTTACCGACAAATGCTCCGATGGAGGAACGTTTCTTCCACGTTTTACCGCCGTCGTCTGAATAGACTGTCGGATCCGAATATTTGCAAAGCATGCCATTCAGAACGGAATGGCTGTCTCGTTCCCGTTCGTCGCCAGTACCTCCCCACTCATACAGGTCAAGACCAAGCGCCACATTGCGCGCTTCAGTCAGGTCTGCGTTCAGTTTTGAGGTCTGGTCACGAGCGATGAACCTTGCACGATTGCGGGTGACCTCCCCACGCTCCTTAATCAGATCAATGAGGTTTTCATGTCGGCCACCGTCTTTCATGTTCTCAAAAACCGCCGCGCCGATATCGTGGATAAAGTCGGTATGGATAGAGGTGATCAGGTCAACGTTGTCACTTACTGCCTTTTCCATTTCTGGCTTTATCGCACCATCGCCGAGCATCCCGGTCAGGTCGATCCCAAAAGCCTGCGAGAAAGTGCGCTGCGTCTGCTCTTTGTTCTGCAGGTTTGCCCGCGCAACGAATCCGGCAGAGAGTCTGGCGGCGACCTCCTGAATTGAAATGCTCGCCAGACGCTGCATGACAGCAGCAAGACGCGTCGTAATCGAGAGAGATGTGCTATCAGGAGCATCGGTGAGCGCAGGCTTGCCCAACTCGTCAACAAACGTCTGGACCATGCTGTCGATAAAATCCGTCAGCCTGTCCCGGTACCATATCTCTGCTCGCTTACTGGCGGTCGGTGGACGCATTCGCCGGCGACGCGGTTTCAAACGTCCCTGCTTACGCTCAAGAAGCAGTTTTAATTCCATAATCCCCTCAGAAGCCAGCATTCGCCCCGGCGCTGACTATCTTCTTGATTTCAGCTTCGGTAACAGTCTTCAGCACGCCGCGGTTTACCATCTCCCTGATGGCGACCTCTTCCGTCAGAATTGAGGACGAAACCAGCGCATTGAAGCCCGTCGCATACTGGCTAAACCGGTTAGCTTCGTCAGCCTCGTTAATGCTGTCGATTGTCGGATATTCGTAGGTAAGGCTTTCCGTAATGGAGAGTTTGTCCAGCGTGAACTGGTCGGCGAAATCCTGCATAGGGCGAAGCCGGGACTCCTGCAGACCGTTAATCGTCTCGTAATAGGATTTGTTATCTTCCTCGCCGCTGCTGAACCCGCTGGCCGACTCACCAAACAGAACCGTTATCGGTCTGTCCAGCGCCCCGGCCAGCACAATCGCCATTTTGCTGATCACATCCGACAGCCCGGTAAATTGCGCGTTTTTTTGCTCATAGCGCCCCTGCGCCTGAGTATCACCAGCATCAATCAATAACATTCCGGTTGAGGATTTGGTGTCCTTCATCACCCTGGCATACTCGCGAACCTGCCCTTCCTGACCCGCTGCAATCTGGTTATTCATACCGGGGATAAACAGCACATCGACGTTTGCCTCCTGAATGGTGTCGCCGGTGCTAAGGATTGCGGTGTCGAACGTTTTGATGTGCTCGTAGGGCGCCTGTAGGTCTGACGTACCAAACTTGGCGCGGTCCTTGATGCTGTGATTACCCAGTTTTGTCCGGCAGCAGCGGGAATGATGAAATCTGAGTTGCTTCGTCCCGACGTCAAGTTGATACGTCAGCGGTTCACCAAAACAGTCCGAGCGTATGTCGGTAATGACTTTACTGTCCGGCGTGTACTCACCTTTTCGAAACACCAGGAATTTAACGATATCTTCGCTCTGCAAATTGAGCGGTAAGGCGATCTGGTCATCGGCACAATCAGTGATAGCCACGATTAGCGAATCTCCCAGCAGGGAGGCCCACCCCAGCGCGCTGTGAAAGACTGCGTTCAATTTCAGTTCTTTTTCGGCATCAGCGATGCGCTTGGTTATGGAGCTATCGACATCGCCCGAAAATTTACGGGACAACTTCAGCATGTCGTCGGCGGTTTTGTTGATGTACTTTTTAACCACCCACGATTTTTTATACATCGCGAGCAGCTCTTTATCAGGTACGTCAGGCTTACTGCTGCTATACCGCACTGCGCCAATCTTCTCGCCGAGCGAGGTCATTAAGCTAACCAGGCCATCATTCAGACGACCAACGATATTTTTTCTCGTCATTACATGATGTCCAGTGGGCTGAGTGTTTTTCTCTGATACAAATCGCGTAACCCCTGCGTCATTGCATCGACAACGTCATCGTTCGCGCCGACAGGGAACGTGGTAATTTCCTCAACCGTCTCGGTGATCCACGGGGCGATGTCTTTATGGGGAAGGAAAACGTTACCTGCTTCCCACACAGCGGTGATCGCATGCGCCCGGGCGACTTTGCTGCCGTCCGGTTCTACTGGAACGAGCCCTGCGACCGTGCTTTTCAATGAATCAATAACCGCCGGGCCGTTGGCTTTATCCTCCACCAGCTTGCGCAAGCCTTTGGGGTATTCGTCGGCCATGCGTTTAACGGCTTTGAGTGTTGCGGTGAAACTCATGCGGGCGCGTACCTGGTGAAGCAGATATGCATTGGCGCCCTTTTTACCCCACACCTGACCGACAACGTAGTCAGTGCCTTCGCTGTCTTTAAACGTCATATCCCAGCTGTGGATGACTATGTCGAAGTTGGTCGGCAAGTCTTTCGGGAGGTAATACTTGATCCATTCGTCTTTGAAGATGGAGCCACCAGCCTGTTTTGGTGACTGCTGGTACATCGCAGACCAGAAGTAATCCCCGAGAATGGTTTTTGTTTCGAGCAGTTTTTCTTTTGGGTGCAGCTCTGGCACCAGCGCTTCACCCTGCTCGTTGATTGCAGGGAACGCCAGCACCTTAGCGCGTGGCGTGATTTCCACTACACGGCCGGATAAATCATCCGTCGCCCAGCGGGTCGCCATGATGATTTCGCCGCTGTTTTTCGACAGACGCGTTTTAAACGTGGAAACGTACCAGTTCCAGATAGATTTTTTGGTCGTCGGGCTGAGTGCTTCTTTGGCGTTTTTTATTGGGTCATCGATGATACCGAGATCGATTTTCTTACCCGTTAACGGGCCGCCTACGCCAGCACAAACATACGTCCCCTTATGGTTGGCTATGCCGAATTCGTCAGTGTTACGCTTTACGGCCACACCATCAGCCGGCTTATTGCCCAGCCAGGCGCCCGGGAATATGTTGCGGTATTCCGGCGTGGACATAATGCGCTGAACGTCGGCGTTCATATCCCCGGCAAGGTCAGCAGAGTAGGACAGCGCACCTACGCGCATTTCAGGATATTTTCCGAAGAAATACGCTGGCAGGTAACGCGAGACAATATCGGATTTACCATGCTGCGGCGGCGCACCGAGAATCAGTATCGGACGTACCCCGTTCATCATATCCAGCAGAAACTGATCCAGAGCATCGCAAACCGTTTGCGAGAACTTGCTGGTTATATATTCGGGGTTGATGTACTGAATAAAGTCGTGAAGGCTGGCCCGGGCATTACGTCGTTTGAGTAACTCGGCCGCTGCTTCCTGCTTACTTACCAGCGATAATTGCGGCGAGCTGCTCATCAGTCAGATCCTCCGCGCTTACTGTGTGATTATGCTGTATGGGCTCACCATTCGGGCCACTTAACTCAGTTTTGGTTTTCAGCATGCCGAGGTGTTGTGCGACCATCTTCATAGCCTCATCCTGATTGCGGGTAATCATTTCAAGGCCAAATTTCCCCTCTTTAATCCCGGCAAAAAGTCGGCGTTCTGCACCCTTCAAATCTCGCGTATCGTGGAAAACAGGACGGCTCAGACCAACGCCATTGCAGCGGGGGCAATCCGGGTTCGGGTCCAGTGTGCCGTCGTAGCCGTAGCCGCCCGTATCCTTAGGCTGTATGGCGCCTTCTTTCCCCTTAACCTTTTCTTCCGCTTCCTCAAATTCGACTGCATCGCGCCACTGGTAGTTAAAACCGAGCCCCCAACAGTAACGGCAACACCCGCGGTGATGTTCGGTCAGTTGCGTAGCGTCTGCCGTCGCAATGTCCCACCACCATTTCAACACTTCGTCCTGCGTTATCTTCACTCTTCGCGAACGTTCGTCCAGCGCGTCGCGGATTGCCTTACTGACCTTAGCATTTCTTAGCAGGCGCGAGGCGTTAACGTAAGCCGTATTGCCTTCGCCTTTGTAGCCAGCCCGCTTGTATGCAGAGCTCCTGTTCAGATCGAGAAGATACTCTTCGACAAACCTGATCTGCATATCGTTAAGGCCGTAATTGCGCAGGTTGAAAGGTTGCGCACTTTCCTGTGTATCGGTCTGCGCATCAGTTGAGGATTGCTCATACTGCGCAGTGGTAGGGGCTTGTTCAGTCTGCGCATTGCGCGCTTTCTTCTGCGCAGTTTTTTGCGCAGTTGGCTTTTTGATATAGCGCCGCGCAGATGTGTAATTCAGTCCCCGCGCTTCGCACCACTCCTTCGGTGATATACCCGTTTTAGCATGGTCGGCGAGGAACTGGTCTTGCAGTGCTCCCCAGTCCGGTTTTGCCATGGTTTTATTCCTGTTGTTAAGCCATTAAAAAAGCCACTCGAAAGTGGCCTTTGTTACGACAAAGAAAAACTGCAGGAAGGCGGCTTAATTCAACAATTAGATTAGCTCGCTAAGAAAAGTTAAGCTGCCGCTGATAGTTAAATCTGGTCTACTCCAGACACTACCATTGAAAATAGCACCTTCACCGATCTCTTTAACTTGGAGTGCAAGCTCTACATTGTCGACACCATTGAATACAGTGGTGTCGTTAGGATTGTGGCGAACCACTTGAAGGGTAACGCCACCAGACTGGATCAAACCACGATAAAAGCAAACGTAATCACCACCATTTATACGATTATCACGAATTGAAACTATCCCATCACATTGACCATTCGGATTAACATTACTGTCAAAAACTACCTTATAAAGGCCATCTTTCATTTTTGCATCCTTGGTAATTTTGCCATAGCGTAGAATAATTATACGATTATTGGATGCGGGCAGCAAAGAACGTTAGTCATTATTGCAGACACTCAGTGAATGCCTGCTGTAATGCCGCAACTGATCAAACATCAGGATACTCATTAACCTATTGCCAGGTTAGGCTGGGCTCTCCCACATATTGTTCAGGTAAAAGATAATGGATATCAGCCTATTTATCAGTTCTATCAAAAGTGCTGTCGGTGCGCTCTCTGCGGTTCAAAGCAACGAGGTCCTTCGCGAGCGCATCGCTTTCATTGGAGAGCAAATTGACGTACTTGAGAAATCCCATGCTGCCACCGAAAAAGAACTTGCCGAGGCGAAAGCCAAGAACGTAGAACTTGAGAAGGAAATAGCGGCTTATCGGGCAAAGGATGAGTTTGTCGAGCACATGGGTGCGGCCTTTAGAAAAAATCCCGCGGGTGGGTATATCAGCGCGGTTTATTGTCCCAACTGTCTTAAACAAGTCGGAAGCGGCTTCGATGATTTTCCGTACCATTGCGGCTCCTGTGGATGGACTTCCCGATTTGAAGGCCGAGAAATAGATTTCATAATGAAATCACTACCTGAGTAACGAGTTATTGATACACGCGCTTTACGCAAAAACACTAATGAATGGCTACAGCGTTGTTATTTGACACTCTAACCGAGTCGTAAATCCACTCACACGTCATTCCAGCGTTGTAGCGGTCGTCAGCGATTCCAGCATATCGTTTAGCCTCTTCTGCAATACTTCCGAGCATGTCGGCGAGCATAGCGGCGTCGGCTCCGGCTGTTTTGCTTCTGACGGCAGTGGCAAGATCTGCGGTGTGCTTTGCGGCGTCCAGGCGGGTAGCGAGTTTTGTTGCTTCGGTGCGCAGCTGGCTAACAGTGGCAGACAGGCCAGCAGCAGTGGCAGCAGATTTAGCGGCTTGTGCTTGTGCATCTTTAACGGCCTCATCCCGGGCAATAATTCGCCCTTGTTCAATCATGCGGGCTGCGGTCTGCGCGTTCGCTGTTTGCGATGATTCAGCGCTGTCACGTTCCGCCCACTTTTTTTCCCAACCGCGGCTGCTCCATACACTGCCGGCGATGAATGCGACGGCCACCAGCAGCGAAATGGCAATGAACTGATAGCGCAGACTCACTGGTCTATCCCCCAGCACGTCAGCGCGCTTTCCTGGTCTCGCCGTTCTACCTGCCCATAGCAGCCGTTTTTCTGGCCTTTGGTCAGGCGGCAATCGCGGCCACCGTCTTTAATCCACCAGCGAATGGCTTCACAGGCTCCATTACGGTCGCCTGCGTTAATACGCTTATAGAACGTGGACGGGAAACATTTTCCTGGGCCGATGTTATATGGACAGAAAGACGCGATCCCGGCTTTCTGTGGTTCGGTCAGTGGTACCTTGATATTTCGCTCAACCCACGCCAGCGCCTTGTCGCGTTCTATGGCGTTCACCTGGGCGCATTTCTCAGCAGACATTTTCATTCCCTGAACTACTGGCTTACCATCAACCATCGTGGCGCCACGGCAAATGGTCCACACTCCGCCACCATCACGATACGCCGTCAGGCTGTTACCCTCTTTTTCATCAAGAAACTGGTCGAGAATTACTGACGCAGGCGCGCCGGCAAGCACTAGCCCAAGAACGGCAGCGCTTAATTTTGTTTTTGTCGAGGCCATAGTTATTTTGCTACCTCACCAGAGATGCGTTTCATTGCCTCTGTAACGACCTCAGCCGCCGCTGGGCGATCACGACCTGGTTTAACGGCCACATCAGCAAGGTACTTAGCCAATAACTGCGTTCTTTTTTTTTCTTCATCAAGCCGTTCACGTTCTTCTTTTCGCTTCGCGTAGTAGGTCTTAATGGTGAAATAGGCCGAGATCAGAGCGCCAAGGATAAATACATAATCTTGCAAACTCAGAACAGAAAAAAAACCAAGCAGCCCTGACCACCAGTACGGCATATTATGTCCATCGGTTGGGTTCATACGTTGCATATCCGCACCTCCGTAATCGGGGCGCTGTGTGTTGTAAGGGATCAGGCTATCGGGCTGTATATGCTACGGGGCAATGTCGAAGATGGAACCCGGAGCCTGATATGGAAGCGGGCTCTGCGCAAGCGCCTGTCGGATTGGGTTATGAGCCGTCCGTCAGCGAGCCCTGAATATGATGAAGCCCCGGTAAATACCGAGGCTCGTTAATCGTTGCCGCGGTGAGTGTCGCGGCGCACTGTCTCTTTGTCGGGCTACTGATGCGTTAAACCTGGCGCCAGCCGTAACTAAGTGATGCTTTAAGCTTCCTCTCCCTCACTACGTCGCCATGGGAGCCCGACCAGATTAACGCTGTCGTCACGTTGCCAAAATATGGCATCCAATGCGGTCTTTCCGTTTAGCTATTTCATTTTTCCATCCTCCATAAACGACAAAACCCGCTTGATGGCGGGTTATTAATTTTTATCTATCGCTGCGGGTGTAGCTTCGCGAGCATAGCTGAATTCAAGCAATCCCCGCGCAACTTTGCAACCGGAATCGATCAGCTTTTTTATCGAATACATCACACATTGGTAAGTACAGCATTGCTTCTGCCATCTGCAACCAGACATCAATTCGGCTTTCGCAGGTACGTAGGCACCATTCCGGGTGACGAGTATTCAGTTCTCTTGCCATAGCCTTCTTACTCATACGATCCTTGTACCGATCAACTACCAATTCAAAAAGACGCTGATGGCCTGTCCGAACCAATATTTCACCAATCACAGCATCCATTAACAGACCTTCTTCATCGGTACAGAATGCCAGGTTGCTTTTTTCTTTTCCGGAAAGCATGTCCAGAAAATATGACATCAGTTCGCCGTGATCCAGACCCGATGATTTGAGATGCTTCAACACCTGCTGAATGGCAGTTTTACTGACTTTTTTTGACGCGAGAAGGTTATTAAACATGTGGCCACCTGAGCCGGACCCAATATATGACCATCGGCCCCACATACGAAGTTTACCCTGAATCCAGACTGACTCGAGGGTGTTTAATCGCAGCATTTCACCACCCTTTCCTGTCGTTGATGGGTTAATCATATAAACGCCTCCTCTCTCCAGATTTGTTGGGTACGGAAAACACCCTCGGCGTGATATAGCCTCAGAATGTCCTGATCAATATCGGTTTTTACACGGCCATCGATTACGTCATGACAACAGTTGCAAGCAATTGCGCCTTGCATGTCATGTGGTTTGATTCCCATCCCGCAGGTGTCACTCATGCGATAATGGGCAAGAACGCTGGTTTCTGGATCAAAATTGCAGATACCTGGAATGCGCACAGTACACATGCGACCGCGCGCCTGTTTGGTGAGATCGATTTTCTTCATGCGGCGTAACTGAATAATTGAGAGGCGGCGTTTTCTGCCGCCTGCTGGGTGGGAAATGTGCGGAACAAAATATAATTCCATAGCACATCAAGTACGGATTTATAGAGTTGGGAAAACTCGAGATCGTCCATTTTGGCAAACGATATGGATTTGGGTTCGTTTCGGATGGTACCGTCTGGCATTTCGTATTGAGTATAAAAACCCGCCTCAATAGTTACCCAGGCGCGAAAGGCTTCAAAGGATTTTACAGCACTGATATTACCGGCGCGTTTTTCTGCCTCTTCACGCAGATACTGATCGGCCAGTTCCTGGAGTGTTTCTTCATAGCCAGCATAATGGGCCACCAGTTGCACATACCCACGAACCAGTTTCTTATCTGCCGGTGATATTGCACCGCCCGACGGTTGCCAGTAATCGAAACCAAGATTCAGAAGTGCAAAAAATTTACGGTGAAATGCCGCATTACGTGCCTGTTTAAAGTCAGCATATAAAACAGCACCAAGACGGAATTTTTTCTCGATAAATTCCCGTGCGTCAGGCGTCGCCGGAATTAATACTCCGCCTGCTGATTTTACAAATGAATACTGCGCCATTGGTTTCCCCTTTAGCGCAGCAATTGCTCAGAAATACAAGTGCCGGGTGTTCAGTCCGGTACCATAATTATATCTTAGTTTTGCCTCTTTGAACAACGACACAACCTGCTTGTTCTGCCAGCTCTAACAAAGACTTAAGCGATGCTACGTGCTCATCATCGTAGATGTTCCTGAGTGCTGTCACCTTACCATTTTTACAGGTAATGAGAACGCGACCGTTATCGGGGAGATGTTCCCCTATCTCCGTCTTTTTAAACACGCTCCCTCCCTGCGATAACTGTATAAATATCCAGTATATATACTCCTAAGTAATAGGAAGTGCAAACTTTTAAAGGCACAAAACGTTAAAAACCGAGATACGCTTATTCTTTAAGAGTATTTTTAATAAAGAAAAACCGCCTTTATCTAGCGGTTTATTTACATGTTGCAGACTGGCGTGACATGTCACACTGCTAATTTGGTTTCATGCCAGCCGAGCGTAACCCAGCACTGCGAATCACCATCGCACGGACACGACTCAACCGGCAACGCATCGCCACATTTCCCGCATCGGTTCGCGCTGATGGATTTGATACGGCCACGAACGCGGGCATCATCCTGGCGGATCAGCAACGCGATGTACTCGCTCATTTCGTACGGCGCACGACCAAGGCGACGGGCGGCGCAGTTCCGCGACAGCATTTCCAGTTCCTGCTCATCCAGGACCAGCTCAAGCTTGCGCTCACCGGCGGCGTATTGCCGCGCACGCTGCGCTGCTTTGCGCTCTGCTGCGGATTTAGCCATCACTTCACCTCCGGCTGCGGTGCTGTTGCGAGCATGGCCTTGTATATCTCGCGATGGTGAACATAAAAAACAGTATCGTCACTTTCGTTATAGGTCACATCATCGCAGTTCATCGCTGCCTCTATCATTTCGTCTGTCGGCACCTTCAGCACCATCACGTAGTCAGGAGGTGCTACGTAGTGAACCTCTACCGTCCTATCTGGACCGGATGCGGGGTCAATGCCAATTACCGTAGAGCTGCCAGCCAGTTCAGCGCATATTCTGGCTGTAGCCTTGCACCCTGAGCATTCGCACTCTGGTCGATAACCGTGATCGATTGGGCTTTGCACCGGAGTGTTGCCAGCACGGCGCTGGGCATCCCACAAAAGGAATTGCATATCAGACCACTCGGCGTGTTCGCGGCGTATCTGTTCGCGTTCCAGCGATGCCAGCGCGATACGCGCCAGTTCGCGCAGGTTTTCGCTATACGGTGACGTGTTATCACGACTGATTACGTGGTTCGCTGTATCAATTAAAATCTGTTTTTGCTGTTCTCTGGTAATAGTGGTCATGGGTTAGTCCTTCACAAAAATAATCCAGTGTGTTTTGTCGTTCTTGCCGGTTCGCTGGCCGATGATTGGTTTCACGTCCGTCAGCGCCAGAATCTGGCTCACCGGAATCTGCGTTTCGTTCCATTTAAATATGAGTACACCGTGTGGCCGCAATACACGGAACGCCTCTTTGAACCCGGCGCGAATGTCGGTGCGCCATGTTTTTTTGTTCAATCGCCCGTATTTTTTACCCATCCAGGCCGTTTGGCCGACACGTTCCAGATGAGGCGGATCAAACACCACAACCGGAAACAACGCATCAGCGAACGGCAACGCGCGGAAGTCGGCAATGAGGTCTGGACTAATTATCAGATGTCGCCCATCGCAAAGAGTATGCTGTTCTGCTCGGATATCAGTGAAAACCGCTCTTTCGTCCTGCTTATCGAACCAGAACATTCGAGAACCGCAGCACATATCAAGAATTGTTGCTACATTAGTCATGCCGCACACTCCCCATATTCCTTGATAAATTCAGCTATTCCTGGCAGCAGCATTACATCAGGTGAGTCACACTCATTTCCCCATACGTCAAACCCATGAGAGGACTGGCGAGCAAACAGTTCAATACGTGGAACATCACCAAGCAATTGCACCAATTTTTCACGCACAAAGTCAGGTTTTTGCGAATGCTCCAGGCGCGGCGCGGTAAATGACTGGACGATCCCGGCGTCAATGCGTTCAGGAAGATTTCCTTTAATCGCAAAAAGACAATCTTCACTATTTGCACGTGTCATATGCCCCATTCCCATCACCAGCTTATCCGTCTGGCGGCTCCCACATTTATTCCAGGTAAAGCCTTTCATTGTCATCAGACGGAAACCCCACGCCTCGACAACCTTCAATGCTTCAATCGGCTGCGTTGGAACCCACCACATAGCCAACAGGCAACTTTGCGCTGCAAGATCCCACACAGGCAGGCGGCAGATGTCGAGAACATTCATCACGGGATATTTGAACCCGGCTCCACGGTCACCATCTGCAGCTTTGTCCCGGTACGCCCAGGGCGGATCTGCATAAATTAATGTGTATTTTTTATTCACTATTTCCCCCTTCGCGCATCTGGCGCCAGTAATTCAAACGCCCTCTGAAAAAATCCCGGTAGCTCTCCGGCGTCGCGTCAATGTGCTGTATAACCATCTGGCGAGTGACTTTGCGCTCATAGAGCTGGCGAACGAGCGCGGCGGCGCGCATGTCATAATGCTCTTTGAGTTGGCACTCTTGCGGCCATTTGGCACGATTGAGCGGTAAGCCGGGCGGGAGGTAGTCCGATTGCCCGGCCATACCTTAAGCCCTCATGTTTTTCTCTGAGTGAACGTAAAAACGGGGATCAACGCTTTTCAGCGTAAAGTGTGTAACGGGCATATCGTCATGCCGCTCAATGCCGACGAAATTAGACATACACAGCGCAAAGACTCGTTTCTGAAGTTGTTCCATGGTAATTTTGATGTCCGGGTGATATTTTTTAATGGCGGACATAATCCCCTGGTATGACAGCGTTTTTCCCTTCATGATGGCTACCAGTTGTACCGCTGGTAATTCGCTGGATTTGGACTGAACGACAGGTTCTGTAGATGCTGCTATAGGTTTAATCGAATCCAGCAGCAAGCGGCAGCGGCTGGTTACCCCCACCCTGTAGCCTGTCTTTTTGTCGTAATTTTCTTTGCTGCCGGAAGTCCAGACCGTTGCGGTTTCGCGAAGTTTAACTGTCTTCTCACCACCGGAATAGATCACTGTGCCAGTATGCGTTTTCGTGTGACGCCGAGGTGCTGGCCCTGACAGTTTCACCTTTTTCACCGTCGAAGATACACGTACGGTTAATCCCGGTACCGGGACAGGACGGGGACACGGAACATACATTGAACGGCTGCGCGCTCTGGCTCCGGCATTCATCCGCCAGATGATTACATTCGTCCAGTCACAGGCATCATCAATGGTCTCTACTTTTGGATAAATTAAATCGGTCATTGGTCTTTCCTCTCTAAATTTAGCGCGGGTCAGGCGCTTAAAATGCATCGGTGTTGTACTTCTCTGAATATTTGCGGTGCGGTTTTCTGGGTTTTGCTGCCTCCAGTTGAATGCGGGTCTTCTCTTTGCCGACGTGCTGATCGATCGGCAGAAAGTGTCCGTTTTTAAATTCCTGGTAAATTACGGTGCCAGCAGCAGCGAACCGGCATTTGCCCAGAATGACTTCAGCTACACCAGCCGCCGGGCTTTCAGGGTTATAAACATCATCGCGGTACAGAAACAGAATGCTGTCAGCATCCTGCTCGATGGAACCAGAATCACGCAGGTCTGACATTACGGGGCGACGTTGCGCCGCCGGACGCGCATCAACCGCGCGGGAAAGCTGGCTGAGCGCAAAGGTCGGTGTATGTAGCCGCATAGCCATCGTTTTGAGATTGCGAGAAATGTGCGCTACGGCAAGGTCGTTACGCTCTGCTTTCGGTTTTTTAATCAGACCGAGATAATCGACCATAATCATTGCCAGATGCGGATGGCGTCGTTTGTGAGTTTCTGCAATCGCGCGAATCTGTTCAACTGTAAGGTCGGTCGCATCGACAATCCAGATATCCCGGTCCGTAAGCTCACCAATGGCGGCAGTCAATCGTGCCCAGTCCTCGTCGTACATATCCTGAGGATTACGCAGACGTGAAACAGACAAGTTTCCAGCGCCAGCCAGCGAACGCTCGACAATCTGAGCAGCAGCCATCTCCATGCTGAAAATGAGCGCTCCACCTCCTTTTGACGTTACACCTTCCACAACCGTAAGAGCGAATTCTGTTTTACCCATACCAGGACGACCAGCCACAACAATAAGATCCTGCTGGTTAATCCCACCTGTTGCGTTATCAAGATCCACAATACCAGTCAGCAAATTGCACGTGGACTCATCGCCATCCATACGTTTCTGTACTGTGTCCATGTAAGCGGGCAATAGCTCGTTGATATGTACCGGTTGAACGTCACCACTATCGGCAGTCATATCCAGCAGTTGTGCTACGGCGTTTTCAACTATCTGATCGCGTTGATCCTGGTTTGCTGCGTTACGAATGCCATCGGCCCCATCCTGCAGGAGCTTCGCCAGCGCACGACTTCGCCATGCCTTAACCATCTTCCTCGCGTAGCCTTTGAGGTTTGGCACCGTTGCAGGGATACGGGATATTTCCGACAAGTTAGCCAGACTCGAACCACCCAGTGCTTCGCTAATAAATAACATGTCAATCATGCCACTAGTCAGCGCCTGTTTTTTTATTTCGCTGAATGTGCGGCGATAAAATCCTATGCTGAATGATTCTTCTGGGGTGGAGGCGATCACATCGAATGCATCAGGTGAAGCGCCGCCATTCAACAGGCCAGCCAGTACACATGCTTCCAGTTCCTGAGGACTCACAGTGCTTCCTCCCTTGTTTTACGCAACGTTTCAGGTTTCATCAGATAATCAAAGCTGGCGCGCCAGCCACTGGCACCAAAATAAAAATCGGGTGCATCAGCGCGGAATTTTTCGAAATAGCCAAGAAATGCCCCCGTAGTTTTATTTTTCATGTGAGCAGCCAGGCGAATAATCATCCCCCGGCGATCGGCATCCAGTTCAGCAGCAGGCAATGTGTCAGCAAATATCTCGTTGTAGCCTTTCATGACAGCATCCGGATCGACATCAGCCTCCGTAGTAGCCCATGCTTCTGCATCCGCGAGATAACCGTCAAAGCGATTTACACGGCAAATATTGGCCGGTTTTGGCAAACCAGAACCACGGCGGCGCCAGGTAGCCAGCACCCAACGAATAACTAATTGCAGCTCAGCCAGTGTGTATGCTTCGCGTGTTTTTGTCGGCGTCAGCATTAGTACGAACGGCTTAATATCACGGCAACGTGTTCCGGTTTGTTCGTTGTAGAACTCCAGGGCTTTTTTAGCGTCAGCAAGGATCCATTCGTCGCCCTCCCCCTTTTGGGGGTTAGGGGGATCTAGATCTTTATTCTCTGTTGTATTCTCTGTAGGAGATCGGGTCATTTTGACCTGTGGGGACTGGTCATTCTGACCTGATGCTTTGCCCATTTTGACACCATCGATTGGGTCATTTTGACCTGATCGATTGGTCACTGGTTTTGCAGCAGTAGAAAGGCTCTCCAGATTAGCGTAATTTATTGAATACCATTTAGTTTTATCCCACGCATCACTGTTGAAATTTCCGGCGTTAACTAATTCCAGTTTCTCCAATTTCGCAAGGGCACGCTTGATAGTGGACTCACTCCAAAACGGGAACTGGGTCTGCCAGTCTGAAACGCTGTTATATACCCAGTAACGCCCCTCAAAGAAGTTTTTAGAGGTATTCATCCAGTAGTGAATTTGTTGCAACATAAGCGCCTCATTCAGCCCGATTTCACAGGCTAACGAGGGCAGGACCAGCAATGGTTGCTCATTGATGAGTAATCGGCTCATGATTGATCCCCGAGAGTTTGGAAGTAAAAACGGAAACTCTCGTTCGCACCCAAAGCGGGAAATAACCCTTTTGTGTACAAATAGTCGACCTGTTCCTGACCAAATATCGCCGCACCGGTGACTTTCTTAACAGCATAGAATCGACGCCATTGTTCGATAGTCTTTGTACCTTTGGCGGTATTACACATCCGGCAACTGGCCAAAAGATTCTCAATGGCATTATTTCCACCATGATGTTTTGGAATAACATGATCGATGGTACAGCTATCATTACTGAGAACGGCCCCACAGTAAGCGCAGCGGCCATTGGTTTTGTTCAACACACAATTTTTTTTCTGTAGTGAATATTTCGTAGCCATAGTCAGATCCCCAGCAACTCAGCCAGTTCACGACAGGCTAATTCGTAGTCTTTCGGTGTGAGGAAAACGCACGTCTCGATCATCTCAGCTTTACGCTGTTCGTATATTTCCCATTTTTTCGCGGCGAGGCGTTCTTCAAATATTCCCCGTACATCATGCGCACAGGACGGTTCGCCATTTAAACGCCAGCCGTTCCGCCAGGTGATGCGGTCTGTTGATGTCTGCATATTGGTCTTTCCTCGATACAAGTTAAACGCTGGTCAGGCGCTGTGTTTCCTGTATGGCTTGTAGTGCCTGTGCTATCCGCTGTGGTCGATCCCTGGCATCAAGCAGCAATGCTATTATTGCGGCGGCGAAATCGCGGATCGCAATGCAAATTAAGTGCTGAGCTGTCATTCCCAACTGCGCATATCGTTCCGCGGGGAGCGCCGCTTCCATAGCTTTGGCCAGCGCTTTAGTTTTGGTTCTCGCCGCTTTCGTCTCACCACGTAACCAGCGAAAAATCTGCTGCCGGTTATTGTTGATGGCCCGCCAGTCGGCATTGCCTTTCGAATCCTCCATCTGGTGAAGTTTTACAGAGCGGGTATTGCCCCCCATCCGAAACCACATACGGGAGATCTCAATGGCAACATGTTCCTGCCCGCGTTCCGCAGCCCACTTGAAGATTTCTCTTTTCAGTTCGTCGAGGTTTTCCACTTTGTCGCGTCTCCTGTCGCTGAAAATCTGATTACGCTTAATCAGATTTCGAATACGCCTCTTGTTAAGCTGCATCATCAGTTTTTGTAATGTTCTGGTATTCGCACGGATCATATACAAGCTGACCTGCGGTCATCAGAGCCAAACGCGCAGCTCTCTTTTCGGGGACATGTACTCCCCAACGAGAAACTGCGGGCTGAGATACGCCCAATGCTTTTGCCAATTTGGTCTTACTGCCAAAGTAATTTATTGCATCTTGAGTAAGCACATTCGCCTCCTAACGTTAACGTTTGTTTGGAAATTACAACTTAACATAAGGTAAGTCAAATTAATTTACATTAACCCTATGAAGAACATTGAACTGAATGACCGCATCCGTAGCAGAAGAACACAGCTCGATATGTCGCAGCAGAAACTTGCAGATGCTGTGAAGGTTTCACACGTCACTATCTTTAAATGGGAAAGTGGTGAAACGCAGCCGCGAGGCAAGAATCTATTCACATTAAGTAAGGCCTTGAAATGTTCTCCCACATGGTTGCTTTATGGTGATGAAGACCAAACTCCATTACCTCCATCAGAGATCCCAGCAGAGTTAGATGAGCGTCAACAGAAACTGCTTGAGCTTTTCGATTCCCTTCCTGAATCAGAGAAAGACCGACATTTGACTGAATTGGAGCAAAAAGTTGATGACTTCAATGCTCTGTTCGAAGAACTATTAGCTGCCAGAAAAAAATCACAAAAAAAATAGTTATATTATTCAATTGGTTATTTTTTCACACCAACCAACTTAACTTTTTTTAAGCAAAAATCATTGACTGTTAACTTACCTTTAATTAAGCTCACCACCATCAACGACGCACTAACCACGCGGCAGTTGTTCAGAAAAACGTTCTGACAGTCTGGAAAGACAGGCACAAATTCGCGGGTCGCCGCCAGTACGATGACATGCGGGAAAGACCGCAACTGGATTCGATTCGTTGCAGTGGTGGAAGGTAAGAGCAATGGGCGCGTAACACCACACAAGCCCCCTGTCACGGCAGTGAACGCGGTTGAGCCGTCCGCCCGCGTAAAGAACGCCCCGTGAGGCTTAAAAACAGGCCGTATGATCCACGTTACGGATCATCAAATATCCATTGCTGTGTGTAGTCTTTGCCTCGTCTCAATGAGGAGCAATTTTTTACACAGCAACCAGTACCGAGGAAAGACCTGGCGGGTATGACCAGCCCTGACAGCCCGGAAAGACGGGCAACAGATGTAAAAAAACCCACCGAAGTGGGTTTCTTTACCCGGAACGGCGACCAAACCACTCCGGAGGTGGTACAGGGGACCAACCCTGCACCGAGGAAAGACCAACGACATGAGCCGCTGATCGGCTCGGATTATACACTAGTAAGGAGCCGCTATGGAAGCGCTTGCCATCCCAGTAAAGCTGTACATCCATTACAACGCCAACACGTTTGCTCAGGAAAAAGTCATTGTATCTACCTGTGACATGTCACGCACCTTTCCAGATCAATACGTCCTGCTGGAGACTCGCGATATATCCATCGATGTAAACCAGCCAGAACCTTTCGACATTATTGCTCTTCAGGTCGACCAGTTGCGTGGTCAGAAAGAGAAGATAGCAACGCTGGCAAAACATCAGATAGCCCAGGTTGACGACAAAATACAGCAACTGCTGTGTATTGATCACTCTCCTGTCCAGGAAAGCGATATTCCGTTCTGAGGTAACCATGCAGACTGAAATTATCATCGACAAGGTAATGAGTGCTGGCTTGTCTGTACTTGAACATGAGAACAACGGCGATTTCGGAAATGGCGTTATGCATCTAACAATTGTCGGTGGTGTTCGCCGCGTTGAATTCTATCCAACAACCGGAACTGTGTACGCTAACGCCGTAAAAGGTAAGTACCCGGTTTTTAAGCAGAAGAAAGCAGGAATCAAAATAGCTATCCGACTTGCAAAATCAGGCGCCTGACCAGCGCCAGTAACCAAAGAGGAAAGACCATGACAATTTACAACTGTCTGTTCGAGCCGAAGAAATCGGCTATTAAAGATGGTGCTGTTGCTCTGGCAATCAGCATCGAAGCACCAAATAAAAAAGTCGCTGAAAGTATCGTCATTGGCAAACTCTGGGAACACTTCCCGGCAAACGGCGACAACTATTTTAGGCCAAAAATCTGGGAAGACTCGGAGGGCCAGCCTCGTCCGGAAGTTGGAAAATTTGATGAACAATTTGCTCAGGCGAATACTTTTGACGGGGAAAAATGGATCGCCAACAAACCAGACACCAGCGTTCCAGGTTTACCAAGCAGTGATGAAATCATCGATCTGATGAAGCTGCCAGCCCGGGAACGGTTCGCTACCGTCCTCATGTTCAGCGATTCTCCCATAGATGGTGTGCTTTATTCTCAGGTTCTGGACTATCTCGATAATCTGGAAAATAACACTGAACCCTTTGATGATGACGATCGGATTAATTCAAATATCCTTCATGCACTGCACAATAACGAGCCCGTTCGTCATATGCATGTTGAAGGGTTAAACAATCTTATTCAGGCCATCTTCGCTAAATTTGAAGACCAGACACCGGGCAAGGCTGCTATTTCGCAATTTATCAAACGCTGGCTGGAGAATCCGGGTAAGCGTGAAGAAATGGTACCTAGCAAGACATCTTCACTTAACACCAGCGATCATATAAAGGGTCCTAAAGTAGCCCCCCTACGCGGTTATAAGCACACTTACGCAACACTGGACCAAGAGATCGCCGTCGCCCTGCTACCTATATCTCCTGACACACCTGTGCTTTCAGGAAATCTTCGCGATGCGGAAAAAATCATTGCAGAAGACCGGGAGGATTTTAAACGCTGGTCAATGGCCCTGCGTACCACTGAGAAGATCCTCAGATATGACCGACCGAGTATTTTTGGCGTTATACAGAACACGCCAGCCAAAGATACTTACCATTTCCCTGAGTCTCTTCGGCGCCATATTGATTCATGGCTGACTGAGCATGGTCAGTTCGAATGTCCTGAATCCGATGCGGAGAGGACCGGTAAGCTGCTCAGTGACCCTAACGATCCGAAATGGGTTAAAACCGATACCCAACCACAGGTATCAAACCTCGGCAATGGAATGTTCTCCGTTGATAATCTGATGTCTGAAACCGCCTCAAATGAAGGTGAAAAAACGGAAGTGGCAGAACAGGAAACAGTTACAGAAGACCAGGCGGAGCAGGCTCGTGAAACGCTAAATAATATGGGTTACGGAGTATATGCAACCAGCCAGGACACAACTGACCAACAGAATGAAAATCTGAGCGATAAAGTGGAAAAAATTGTTCAGGATGCGGATCAGCTCGTCGATCGCGTTAAGCGTGAAGAACAGCTCCCTCAGGCGTCAGAACTGGTTAAGAGCATTAATGAAATGCAGGCTGGAGAAAGCGACAACCTGGAATTGTGGAAAGACGTGTTCAAAACAGACGAGCGTTTTACTACTGCGTTCTCTGTGAACGGAGGCGGAACCTCAATCAATGGTACCTACATGACCATGATCGCTACACGCGAATTTGGTCCAAAAGGTATCGGCTGGGGTGTCGATATTCTGGAAGAGCGCTTTGACAATGGCGCGCCAATTACTCGCACAGTCAAAGGCACTGACGGTAACAACACGTGGGAACTCATCCCCGACGGTGTCGGCGGCATCCTGACAGAAAAACATCACATTATCAAAATCAGACTTTGGTACATCCGCAACGGTGTACGCGGTGAGGAGATTTCTTTCGGGTGTACCCCATATATCTACAGCAGCAAACATGGCCTTATTTGTGATGGTGAAGCGACAAAAAAATCACTGACTGACGCAACCAAAAAAGCGCTGTCTGCGCTTGGTTTCTGCGCTGATATTTTCATGGGCCTGTACGACAACCAGGAGTATCGCCAGAAAAATAAAGCTGAATTCGCGCTCAAAAACGCCAGCGAAAACGCGGAAGATGCAGCCCGCGTTCGTCAGGAACTGGACGACAAACTGACCCGAGTCGCAAACACCCTTGCATCAGCTGTGTCAGAGAACGAGATCAACAAGGTTTATTCTTCGATTGCCCGCGAAGCGGAAGTGCATCGCAAGGATGCAGAGGCGAAAGGTGATACACAGCACGCGCGTTACTTAGGTGGGCGTCTGCGGCGGCTGACAACCATTAAAGATGAACGTATCGCCGAACTGAACAAAGCGCAGGAGAAAGCAGAATGACTACTGCAATCGCGTTAGCTGCCGACTATACCAGTCTGCTGCAATTGCTGGAAAGCTCTGATGAACTGACTCCGGAAATGATCGCCGATACGCTGGAAAGCATTAAGGGTGAACTCGATGATAAGCTGGATGCCATCATGGTAATCGCTCGCAATAATCTCGGTCATGCTAAAACCTGCGATGAAGAAATAAAGCGCCTGGCGGAACGTAAAAAGCATTTCGAAAATAAAGATAAAGCATTACGTAAATATATTCTGTCGTGCCTGATGACCGCTAATCTGGATAAGCTCAAGACGTCTAAAAATACCTTTTCCGTCAGAAAAGGTAGCATCAGTGTTGTCATCGATAACGAGAAGCTACTGCCAGACGAAATGGTTACTGTTCAGACGATTATCGCCCCGGACAAAAAAGCCATCAAAGAAGCGATCGAAGCTGCGGAAGCTGCCGCAGCGCAAATCACTGCTGACGGTGGAGAAGTACCTGCCGAACTGTTAAATCCGGTACCGGGCGCCCATCTTGAGATCGGCGAACGCTCACTACAGGTACGCTAACAATGCTGAAACTATCACTTAAACGCGGCGATGCCGTCCACGTCGTATTCGCGGACGGTAGTAACGGGATTATTGAAGCACGCAGCCGTTGTGAACTGGGTATGCACCTGCCAAAAAATGTAAAGGTTACGCGCGAGAAAGGCGCATTCCTCCCCGAAAACCTGATTAAGCGTAATCAGAAATAAACCGCCGGCACCGCTAGCATTGTGGTCTCACTATTTACAGGAGACCGCAATGCTGCGATGGCAACCAGGAGCTACCCTACTCACAGATTTCGATATAAAGATTGGCCGGTTATCGGCAAGCGTACGAAAGAAGACACTGACCCAGTCAGACATCGAACGCGCCTGCAGTGATGCTGACGACGCCGTGTACCGGATGATGAGGAAAGACCAACATGACCAGAGAAAACGATCTGCTAACAGACGCTGAACTTATTGAATTTACCGGTTATCAGAAACCATCCAAACAACGGGAAATACTGGACCGTGGCGGCGTTTCTTACATTCCCGATCGGGAGGGGCGCCCCATGGTAACCTGGACTCATATCAACGCTGTACTGAACGGACAGATCATCGTGCAGCAATCTACAGAAACAAAACCCGATTTCGGAGCAATTTAAATGGGGCGCAGAAGAAAAGATCTGGGCGATGTCAAGCTCCCCCCACGCGTATCAAAAACCAGAACCCGTTACTACTACAAACCCACGTCGCGGGAAACTGTGACACTGGGGCCAATCACTCTCACTATGTCGGCATTATGGAAACGGTACGAGGAAGAACGGCGCAATTACTCGGATGTAATGACGTTCGAAAAGCTCTGGGGAATGTTTCTTAAAAGCGCCTACTACACCGAGCTTGCAATACGAACCCAGCGGGATTATTTGCAACATCAGAAAAAATTGCTTGCCGTGTTTGGTAAAGTTAAAGCTGATGTAATAAAGCCAGAAGATGTGCGTCAGTTTATGGATCGTCGTGGACTGCAAAGTAAAAACCAGGCTAACCAGGAGATGAGCAGCATGTCACGTGTTTACCGCTGGGGGTATGAACGCGGTTACGTTAAGGGAAATCCGTGTGCCGGCGTCAGTAAATTCTCTCTCAAGGCTCGCGAGCAATACATCACTGACGAAGACTACCTGGCTATTTATAAGCATGCTGATCACGTTGTCAGGGCAGCAATGGAAATTTCTTACCTGTGCGCCGCCAGGCAAGCTGACGTACTCGCTCTGCGCTGGATGCAAGTTTCTGATAAGGGGATTTTTATCCAGCAAGGAAAGACCGGAAAAAAACAGATTAAGGTCTGGACACCTCGCCTTCAGCAAGCGCTGAAAACAGCACAGACAGAATGTCCAAAACTGTCACCTGACGCGCTGGTTCTCTACAACAACGATCGTGGTCAGTTCATCCGCAAGACGTTCAATAATCGCTGGTTAAAAGCTGTACGCGCCGCACAAAGTGAACTGGGCCGACAACTGGATTACACATTCCACGATATCAAGGCAAAAGCTATTTCAGATTTTGAGGGTAGTAGCAGGGATAAGCAGATTTTCAGCGGCCACAAAACAGAAAGCCAAGTGCTTATCTACGACAGGAAGGTACAAATCAGCCCGACACTGGATCGTCCGGTTATTGGGGAAAAGTGAATTTTTATTCAAATGGAAAGATACGATATTCTCTGAGAATATTCTTTTTTTATTCTTCGCCTCAAAAACGAAGGGGCTAGCTTATTGCTAACCCCTTGTTTAATCTG